GCTTATCCAGTTTATTATGATTTCTTAATTGCTATTAAAGAACTGTACGATAAGTATGAACATAATATTAAAGTAGTATGGGTTACATCATTTCAGTTTATTAAACGAGAAGCAGTACAAAAGCTTATCGATGATTTAAACGCAGCTGATATTCCATCTTATATTATATGTTCTTATGATTTTGATGGTAGACCTGTTAAAGGACCGTATGGAAAGAATATAGAATACTTTGCAGATTATATTACATCGATTAATATGGTTGCAACTGTTCCTTCTATTGAAAAGTTCATGGAAGATAAAGACGAGTATTTCCATTATCTTTACGAAAAGTTCGATAACTTTTATTTTGATGATTATATTCCTGATAAAGGTTACGATCATTTAATACCAAGTGATAGTTTATATCTCGAGTTCTTAAAATTTGTGTATCATAACTATCCTGATATTAATCCTATTAAAGATCTAATATATAAAGATAAGAACCATATGCATTGCTTGTCATTAAATAAGGTTACGATCTTTCCAGACAATAGTACATCTAATTGTCGTTGGGATAGGTATACACCAGAAGATTTTAATACACCATTGCATAGAAAAGATAACGCGTCAATGATGCAAGCTTATATGAATGAACACGGATGTTTATCTTGCAAATGGTGGGATAAGTGTGGATTTAGATGTTATACACAATGGGATTGGAAAAACCGTGAACGTGACTTACCTGATTGTATTATGAGAATGTGGTTTAATTATATGGATAAAATAGAAAATGAAAAAAGTAAAACTTGATTGTTATACATTTGATAGAAATTTACTCGAATTACAGCCGATAGTAAATAAAGTTCACAATCCATCTTGGTGGAGTAAGCTTAAGAAATATTATGAGCACTTCGATGTAAGATCAGGAATAAAAACACCGGTTCCAACTGTTAAGTTATGTCCTGGCGTTGCTGACTATATACGCAACCCAATACATCTTAAATTATGGACTGATATTATTTTCAGAGTAAAGCCTGACGGTAGAGTAAGTTTTGTTGCTCCTGATACTGGTAATCGCAACCACATGGATACTCACGCAAAAGAACAAACAGGAAAAGATTTATATCCAGGTAGAGCAACAATCAAACTTGCAAATCCTTGGGTCGTGAAAGCATCCGATAGAACAAGGTTTATGGTCACAGAAAACCATTATAGTGAAGATTTAAGACAGCATGGAATTATGACATCGCCAGGAATAATTAATTTTTATGATCAGCATTCACTTAATATCTTTTTAGTCTTTCCTTTAAAAGATGAAGAATATCAAGTTGAATTAAAATATGGAACTGTTCTAGCAACATTACATGCTATGACTGATAAAGAAGTTGTTGTAAATAATCATTTTACGACTGTAGATGAATACAACGCCACACAAAATAAATTTCCTAGTACATTTTTTGGTAGATATTATGCAAAAAGAAAGGTGACGAAATAAATGGAATATAAAGATCTTTGGCCTACTACGTTTGGTATAGGTAAGTTTGAATGTCCTGAAATGCTAGATTACATCATGACTAATTATGATTTAAATGATATGTCTAGTATTATTGAAAGTAATGGATTTAACATGTTTGATACTGAGCACCCAGCAATAGATAAGTTTAAAAAGATGTGCACAGATAACTTTGATGAATACTTACAACGAAATTTAGGTAGACCTTTATCTGATTGGAGTGGCGTTCAATTGAAATCTTGGGTAGCAGGTCACGGTAAAGATTATAACATGACTATACATAATCACTCTGGAGCTACTTTGTCTGCAGTGTACTATTTACTAGCAGAAGAAAAAGATTTTGGCGGAGAATGCATATTTGCGGATCCTAGAATGAATGCAAACAGAGGATACGATACAAAGTTTAAACCTATGTTTGAAAGATTCACGCATTTACCAGCCACTGGAGATTATTTAATATTTCCCAGTTTTGCATATCATCATGTAAATCCCTACACTTCTGCTTTACGGTTTTGTCTGCCTGTAGATTTGTTTGTAGACGATAACTAATTTATATAAATAAGATAAAGTTAGAATAGATAAATAACACCATAACCTATAACTATTATAGTTAATTTAACAAATGGAGAAAAAATAATGGCTCTTACACTAGAATATTCAGTTACTAGTCTTAAAGTAAAAGACGAAGTAAATGCTGATGGAGACACACTATCAAACGCAGTTGTACAAACATACTGGAAAGTTGTTGGTACTGATAACGGTGGAAACTCTGCAGAATGGCAAGGTGCTACACCTTTTACTGCGGCTAACGTTCCTGCTGGAAGCTTTACAGCTTTTGAAGAATTATCAGAAGAAACTGTTGTTGGTTGGATTCAAGCAATTGTTGACGGCGATGCAAGTTATAAAGAACACATCGAAACACAACTGACCAATCAAATTGAAGAAGAACTTACCACTGAACCTGCACTACCTTGGGCTGAAGATGTAACACCTGACGCTGACGCGGTTGATCCTGAAGACGCAGGCGGCGAGTAATTAATTTTTAATAAAGGATTCTTATCGTGAATTATACGTGGAAAATATCCAAACTTGGATTAACAGACAAACTCGGGTCAGACGATGTTCTGCTCGAGAATGCTATTGTTAATATCAAGTGGAAACGAATCGCGACAGATGCAGATGGAATAAAAACAAGTTACATTGGCAATACAGTTTTAGATACTGAAATGGCATCTTCAGACTTTATTGCATTAAACGATGTAACCGCCGAGAATGTTACTAGTTGGCTTGAAGCAAAACTTACTGATACAGGTATTGCTCAAATTGATAGAAAATTAGTAGCTAAAGTTGAACGAAAAAGGTTGCGTAATATCTCACCAAGCTGGTAGAGATAAATAAAGTTAAATAAACAATCTTTTATATTATGGAGGTGACATGCACGATTTGCATATGGGTGGCTTAGCGGCTTGGGCTCTTAAAAGAGGTGGGTCGCTCCATCCAGTATTATTACCAAAAGAAGTAACTGGTAATGAAACTGGAGTTATGAACCCGTCTATCTTTGCCCACAAAGGCAAGCTTCTTTTAAACATCAGACACATTAATTATATCCTCTATCACAGTGAGGGTAAAAAGTTTCCACATCAGTGGGGACCTCTTGTATATGTGCATCCAGAAAATGACGTAACTCTAACAACACATAATGTCATGTGTGAACTCGATAGTGCACTTAATTTAAAGTCAGCACAACGAGTTAATATGGCTTTAGATACTGGCAAACCTACATGGAACTTTGTTGGATTGGAAGATGCTCGTTTATTTGAATGGGAAGACAAGTTATATCTGTGTGGTGTACGACGAGATGCGTATGACGACAAAGGCACAGGTCGTATGGAATTATGTCAAATTGATTTTGTAGATGGTCAATGGACAGAACAAGCACGACATCCTATTCCAGCACCAGGAGATAATGGTAGCTTTTGCGAAAAGAATTGGATGCCTGTTATGGATATGCCATATCATTTCGTTAAATGGACTAATCCTACTCAAGTAGTTAAGTTTGATATTGAAAAGAATACAACCGAAGTTGTTCATGAAGATGATTTTGAAAATCGTAAACCTTTTTCTAAAGACTTCCGTGGTGGTTCACAAGTTATTCGTATTAACGAAAACCAACGCATGGCGTTTATCCATGAAACAAATCTATTAAGAGATCCCTTTGGTCGTAAAGATGGTGATTATTCTCATCGTGTAGTAATATGGGATAATGATTGGAATTTAGTACATGCTTCTCGTAAGTTCCATTTTATGGGTACATACTTTGATCATGTATCTGGAGAAGATTTTAATATTGAGTTTGTTACTGGAATGACTATACATCCTGAAACTGGTGATATGCTAATATCGTTTGGTTTCCAAGATAATGCAACGTTTATTTTGAGAATGCCTCAAAAATTATTTTTAGATTTTTTAAGTGATAAGGGATAATCGTATGAAAATGAATTTACAACTTTTGAATGATGTAGTACTAGATTACGATAATCCAGATAAAATATATGCGTTAGCTCGAGAGTACGACAGATTAGAACAAGGATCAGGCGCGTTTAGCTTTTACTTGCGTGCTGCTGATATGTCGCCTGGAAAAACATTCGAAGAAAAATGGCTTCAATATAAATCAATAATCTTTTCTGCATTCATTTATAAAAGAAATAGAAATCGTCAACTGAGTGTTGAAGGATTGCTTAAAATAGCTATTGAAACATTACCCGAAAGACCGGAAGCTTATTACTTTCTTGCTCAAGAAAAAAGAGAAAGAGATGATTGGCGTGAATGTCTAATGTATTCAAAGATTGGTACTACTAATATTGGTGAAAAAGCTCCTGACAAAGATCTGCCATATCCTGGAGATAATGCATTGAAACTATTGTATGCTCGCGCTCGGTGGAAAACTGACGGTAGAGATGATTCTAAAAACTATGCGTTTGATATACTATTTAAAACCCGACTTAAAAAAGACGATTTTAATGAAGCAACTGCTTTATTAGCAGAACACGGCTACCCAAGTACATTACCCTACACGCCAGATTTATTAGATCGTTATAAGTTCAAGTTTAATGGTATAGAAGATATTGAAACAAACTATTCTCGTCATTTCCAAGATATGTTTGTATTGTCTGTACTGGACGGCAAGCGTAATGGTACGTTTATAGAGATTGGATCAGGCCACCCAACACTATTTAATAATACAAAATTATTAGAAGAACAGTTTGATTGGAAAGGTGTATCCATTGATAATTCAGAAAGATTTGCTCATCTATTCTCAAGAGAAAGAAACACCACGATGATTTTTGCTGATGCAGCTACTTCTAATTATGAAGGATTGTTCAAACAGCATTGTATTGAAGAACATGTTGATTTCTTACGCATTAATGCTGAAGGCGCTTCAATCTCAGCTCTTAACGAAATACCTTTTGCAAAACATGAGTTTGGTATTATTCAATTCCAACATAACGCGTGCTGGTGGGGTGAACAATTCAGAGAAGAGTCTCGAAAGAAACTAAAAGAAATTGGATATATATTATTAGTGCATGACGTTGCAGTTGATGGTAGTCAAAACTACGAAGATTGGTGGGTACATCCAATGCACGCTAATCGTAAACAGCACATGTTATCTAATAAAATTAATTTTGCTTGGGATTATATGATGGAGGGTTTATAATGAAACCAGTATTAATAACGGGAGGATTCGATCCTCTTCACTCAGGTCATATCGCATATATGAAAGCAGCCAAAGAGCTAGGATCCATTTTATATGTTGGTGTAAATTCTGATGAATGGTTAACTCGCAAGAAAGGTCGACCATTTATGCCACTCAAAGAAAGAATGGCAATTATTAAAGAGATTGGCTGTGTAGGTCACGTATTCTCTTTTAATGATGATGACGATACGGCTATTAATGCTATTGAATATGTAAAACATTCCGCACCCCGTGGTGCTGAAGTTATCTTTGCAAACGGTGGGGATCGTACAAAAGGTAATATCCCCGAAATGTTTAGTGGCGGAGATCAAGTAAAATTTGCGTTTGGCGTTGGTGGAGATGATAAAAAGAATAGCTCATCTTGGATTTTAAAAGAATGGGATAAGCCAACTACTCAAAGACTGTGGGGAAAATACCGAGAACTCGATCACAACGGACATTGGAAAGTAAAAGAACTATCAATTGATGTTGGTAAAGCATTATCAGATCAGCGACACTTTAAAAGATCTGAGCATTGGCACATTGTTGATGGTACTTTGGAAATGAATCTTGAATTTGCTGA